ACTTTTTCTTTCTCTCGGAAAATAACCCCCACCCCCCCCTTATGAAACACGCACCCAAAAAATTGAACGAAATAGGAAGAAAATATTGGTATGATTATATCAAAGATATTCAACAAACCAGGGTTAATTTGCATAAACTGGAAGATTTATGCTATTGGGAACAAAGAAAGGAAGAGGCACAAAAGGAACTTGAAGAGGCCGGAAGTGATATTGTTGTTTACCGAGACGAATCAGGTAAAATAAAACATACTCAGCCAATAGCTATGATGATAAATCTCAGAAATGCACAGGATAAAATAAATAGTTTAAGGAATCAATTATTTGGACAGGCTGAAAATAAAAAAACGCAATTCACACCAAAATCTAGGGCAAGATCAGATGATGATTTTACAAAAATAAGAAAACTGAAATGAAGGTATCAGATTTAAAATTCAATAAAAGAAACCCCAGGTATATAAAGGATTATAGATACGAGAAATTAAAAATTCAAATCGAAGAATTTCCTAAAATGTTACAATTACGACCCATTATTTATAATCCCGAAAACATGGAAATCCTGGGCGGCAATATGAGATTAAGGGCTTTAATTGATTTAGGATATACTAAAATATCTAATAAATGGACAAAACCGGCGAACGAATTAACAGAAGAAGAAAAGGAAAGATTTATAATTGTTGACAATATTGGATTCGGCGAATTTGATTATCAAATAATTAACGACGATTGGGACACGGAAAGATTAAATCATTGGGGTTTGGAGGGTTTTGAAACGAGCAAGGTGGATCCACCAAAAGAAGTAACTATAAAACCATATAACAAAACATATATTTTACTATCATTTCCGCCGGACCAATTCGAAAAAATTGAATCAATTATTAAAAAGATTACAAAATTAAAGGGGGTGGAATATGAGCAAGCCAGCAATTAAAACAGATAATTCCTTTTTGTCGGAAAAAGTAATGCTACGACTTGAAATATTAAAGAAAATCCGCAAAAAAACCATTAAAATATTAGATGCTTTTAATGGTCAGGGGATAATCTGGAAAGTAGTATCTGAGAAAACAAAAAAGAATATTTTAATAATTCCTATCGAAATAAAAGATAAACCAGGAATATATCTTAAATGTGATAACATAAAATTTATCAAGGGGATGGATTTATCCAATTTTGATATTATCGACCTGGATGCGTATGGAAGCCCCTATAAACAACTATCTGAATTATTTAAAAAAGACTATAAGGGATTTGTAATATGTACCTATAATCAAAGAATTGTGGGGAATTTACATAAAAAAATGCTTATTGAATTAGGTTTTACCAATGAAATGATTAAAAAAATTCCGACACTATTTACAAAAAATCCAATTGGGAAAATGAAAGACTATTTATCAATCCATAACGTAAAAAAAATTACCGGTTATTTTTTAAAAAGAACAAATTATTTCTACTTTTTTGTTGGATAACTGCCTGAAAATGAGTAACTTATATATAAAACTTATATAAAATATGGCTAAAATATATGAACCAAAGGGAGCTGCAAGAGAATACAGCCCTTTAGCATTAAATTATTTTAATGGTTGCGATCATCAATGCGTTTACTGCTATGTACCAAAAATCAAAAAACTTTATAAACCGGACTATGATCATAAAAATGTAAATGCAAAACAAGGAACTTTGAAAGAAATAGAAAGATCTGCAAAAAAATTTAACAATAGCCCAAAGCAAGTTTTACTATCCTTTTTATCGGATCCATATTGTGAATATAATAACAAAGTGAAATTAACCAGGGAGGTACTGAAAATATTATATAATAACAGGATCCCGGTATCTATTCTGACAAAAGGAGGAAAAAATATTTTCCAGGATCTTGATATAATTAAAAAGTTTGGATCAAATATAAAAGTTGGAATGACATTAACGACTACAATATTAAAAGAAAGCCAGAAATGGGAGCCATTTTCCAGCACGCCAGATGAAAGACTTAAAACCCTGAAAATCCTAAAAGAAAATAATATTATAACCTGGGCCAGCATGGAACCGGTCTTTGATCCGATTGAATCACTAAAAATAATGGATACCTGGTATCCCTATATTGATCAATTCAAAATCGGTAAAATGAATCATTTCCCGGATTTCGAAAGAAAGATTAATTGGGGCTGGTTTTTGATTCATGCAGTTTCAGTTATGCGAAACCATAATAAACCCTTTTATATTAAAAAGGATCTATTAGAATTTAAACCACCTGATTTACATCTAAATGACAAAGAAATCAATATGGATTATCTTTGTATAAAAAACAATTTTGGTAACCAAATCAAAATATATTGAAACCGGACTTGAAAAACTTGATTATTACACCAAAAGAGTATTAAGTGGAAAAATTAATGTTTGCCGATGGGTCCGGTTAGCTGTTGAAAGACATTTTTATGATTTAGGTAGGGAAGAAACAGAAAAATTTCCTTATTTTTTTGATTCAAGTGCGGCCCAACACTTTTTTGATTTTTGCGAAGACAACCTTTATCATTACGAAGGGATAATGCAGGGGAAACCCTTAATCTTGGAACCCTGGCAGTGGTTTGTTTATGGATCAATTTTTGGTTGGCGCAAACAAAAAAAATTTGGTGGAAAATGGATACGTAGATTCAGAACGGCAATTATTATTGTCCCTAAAAAAAATGGAAAATCTATTTTGTCCGGCGCAGTTGCTCTTTATATGCTCGAGGCAGATAATTGGCCTGGAGCACAATGTTATACACTGGCAAAAAACCAAACCCACGCAAAAGATCTTGGATACAGATCGGCAACGATTATGGCCGAAAATTCTCCAACCCTAAAACATGACTATAAGGTAAACCGAAGTGCGGCTGGTGCTGGCGTTTATTGTAATGCCAATAATTCATTTTATAAACCTATCACATCAAAACCGGATTCTGAGGACGGAAGAAATGTTCATTTTTGCGGTCCCGACGAAATAAAGGATTGGACTGATTGGGAAATCTATGAGGTAATGAAAAATGGAACGGTAAATGCTCCAAATTCATTATTTATGTCAACAACAACAGCCGGCCATGATTTACTTTCACTTGGTTATGATCGCCAAAAATACCTGGAAAAAGTTTTAAAAGGAGATTTAAAAGACGATACCACTTTCGGAGTAATTTATACAATTGATGATAAAGACAAAAAGGATAAGCGCGGGAAGATTAAAGAAAATTGGTGGTGTGATCTCAAAATCCTAAAAAAAACAAATCCAAATTATGAAATTAGCGTTTTCGAAGATGCCTTAAAATCTCTAATCATTGAGGCGAAACAATCACCTTCAAAAAAGACAGCATTCCAGACAAAACACCTGAATATCTGGCATACTTCCAGCGAAGATTATATTCCGGAGGAAAAATGGAATAAATGTGGTAAGATGAAAATATTGCCGGTAATGAAAAACATGGAAAAGGTTTTGGAACCATATTACGGAAGAAGATGTTTTGGGGGACTTGACCTGGGATCTGTTTCAGACTTCACTTCTTTTATTCTTGAATTTATAGAACCCTATGAGGTTTTATGTTTTTTCTGGATACCCGGGGATACTATTGCGGACCGCAAAGGATCCAGAATGATTCAAACCTGGGTAGATCAGGGACACATAGGCACGACCGATGGAGATTGGACTGACCATGACCACATTGAAGAAACCATAAAAAAGATTATTCAAATTGTTGATATCCAGGAAATAGCTTATGACCGTTACCGGATGGATCAAATGGTTACACACCTAATTGATGAAGGAATTGAAATGGTCGGTTTTGGCCAGGGATATGTGAGCATGAACCCGGCCACGGACACCCTTGAAAACTCAATCCTTCAGGAAGAAATAGAACATTTCGGAAATCCTGTTCTTGCCTGGATGAATGGCAATATAACAATAAAAAAAGATCCAGCAGGGAACCGCAAATTTGACAAAGATAAATCCTATGACAAAATCGATGGAATTGTAGCCCTATCTATGGCCCACAATAGGGCAACAATTAACCAGGATGAAACCTCAAGCTGGTCAGAGTTGAAAACTATTGATATTGATTAATTGCTTAAAAAACACATAACCTCCTCATTATCAGAAAGTTAGCGACCTTCATAAATTACTTCTAATGGACTTTCTCATTATTCTTAATATAAACCTATCAGGACACTTCAAAAAATCGCTTAAAAACGCTTAAAAAAGGCCATTTTTAGCACATTTAAACCATTTTTTCGATGTAAGAACCTTGTAAGCAAAAAGCACTTTACATAAAAATTTTTTAACTTTTCTTTCCCATATTGAGATTTCTTTCCCATATTTGTATTTGATTCCATCTCGGGAGTAATTCTCAATTATGTAAATGTCATTATTTCAGACAGCAGAGGCTATTCGATACCGTAATTTACAATTACCTGAAACCGGTATCAAATCACCTTTGCAATGGTTTATAGATTGGGCGAAGGGAGGAAAAACCGCATCCGGCATTGATGTTGATCCGGAAAATGCCATTTCATTAACCACCATGTTTAATGCCATTCTTTTAATTTCAGAAGGAATGGCAATGATTCCCTTTGCTCCACACCTGGAAGAAATCGTTGAAGGACGAACCAATAAAAGAATTTATAAAGAACATTTTTCCTATCCCTTAGTAGCTCAAAGGACCCACCCGGTAATTTCTTCATTCAATTTCCGCAAAGTTATGTTTAATTGGGCTTGTCGGTATGATGATGCCTATGCTATTATTGGGCGTGGTGGATCTGCTAAAGCTCAAAGTATGTATCCCATACATCCGAACAGGGTTGTTCCAATGATCACACCCGACAAAAGATTCATTTATGAAATAGATGGAAGAGAAAAAGTCGATTATATCAATATGTTTCATATAGTCGGTTATACAAATAACGGGATAACAGGATCTTCAAGAATCAATCTTGCAAAAGAAGCACTTGGAAAGGCAATGGCAGCCCAACAATTCGGGGCTAAATTTTTTGGGAAGGGAATAAATGTCAGCGGTTTTATAAAAACTCCAAAATTTTTAAAAGATCAAGATGCAGTTGACAGACTAAAAACAAGTTTCGCTAAAAAATACGGTGGCCAGAATAATCAATTCAGCGTCGGAGTTTTGGAAGATGGGGCAGATTGGCTTCAGAACGAAATGGATCCCGAAAAGGCCCAATTAAACGAAACAATAAAAGTTGATGGTTTAATGATCGCTCAGCTTTTTAATATTCCCCTTACCATGCTAAAATTCCTTGAAAGAGGTACAGCCTATGCTAATGTTGAACAGCTGGCAATCCAATTTGTAAAACATACGCTTGTACCCTGGGGAATTAATTGGGAGCAGGAATGTTGGCAAAAGCTATTAACCGAAAAAGAGCAAAGACAAGAAAAAATCCAGTACAAATTTAATTTCAATGCACTTCTCAGGGGTGATACAGAAACCAGATCCAAATTCTATGATATTTTATCAAAATGCGGGGCTTATTCACCAAACAGGATCCTTGAACTCGAAGATGAAAATGGGTATGAGGGCGGTGATGTTCATCCGCTTTCCCCGGGTACGACAACAATTGAAAAATTAGAAAATGAAACGCAAAATACCATTACTCAAGATTGAAATTCGCAATCAAAACGAAGAAGAAGCTGTCATTGATATTGATGGTGAAATCGGATGGGTTTCTTATGATGGTGAAGAATGGACATGGAACACAAAACAGGCCATCAAAAAAAAGCTGAAAGAAATCTCAAAACTGAATGCTAAAAAGATCATTGTAAATATTTCCTCATTAGGAGGATTTGTTGACGAAGGTCTTGCTATTCATGACATCTTGGCTCAACATCCGGCAGAGATTGAAACCCGTGTAATTGGAATGACAGCCAGCGCCGCCACAATAGTTGCCCAGGCCGGAGATATACGCAAGATTAGCGATAATGCTCTTTATCTGATTCATAAATCCTGGGGGATGGCTATCGGAAACGAAAATCTTTTTAATCAAGCGATTGAAGATCTTAAAAAAATGGATGAACGGATTCTGAGCATTTATGCAAAAAGAAGCGGTAAGGACGAAAAGACATTCAAAAAACTTATGAACGAATATGATGGATCAGGGAAATGGATAGACGCAGAAGAGGCTGAAGAATTTGGTTTAATTGATGAAATTTTTGAACCCATGAAAGCGGTCGCGGCAGTGGGCACTAAAGAATTAATCGAAATCGGGTTACCTATCCCTGAAAGCTATAAAGACAAAAAAGACCAAACAATTAAAATTGATTTTGATGTTGATACTTCAAAGCTGGATGAAGCCATTGAAAAAGTTGAGCGTCTCGAAGCAAAACGAGAAAAATTAATAAATACAGAAAAACGGAAAAACAAATTTCAAAATAAAAGAAGAATTATTAGTCAGTTAAAATTTCTAAAATAATGAACGAAAAAGAAAAAAAGATCCGTGAAGAAATTGATGAACTCATAAGCCAGATGGAAGGAATTACAAACCTGGCAGAAGAGGAAGAAAGAGATTTTACGGATGAAGAAACTCAAAAATGGAACGATCTTAATGCAAAAGCGCAAAAAGAACGTGAAAAGCTGGACCGACATTTAGCCACTCAGAAGCATAGAGATAAGCTGAATGAGGGCGCAAAAGCTATTAATCCAGATGGAACCCTGAAAGATGAAGGGGAAGTTAATCCAAATATTGTTGTCATAGGCAATAAGGCCGAAAGTGAAGGAGCCATGTATGAAAATACAGCAAAGATTTTCCAGGCTTTGTGTCTTCCTAAAATGGAGCTAGTAACCAGGACCGAAATACTTGAAAAAGCGACTAAAAATCTTTATGAAGGTGGCCATTATAAAGGATTTGGGATCAAAAATTCAGTCGAAGCATTTAAAACTACCTTGGATGCAGATGGAGGGATTTTCTTGCCAACCACAATTTCAAATAAAATCCTGGAAATTGAACGCGAATATGGTGTATTTCCACGGTTAACGAATCCAATACCGATGAAAGTTGGTGGAGGAAGGCAAATTTTACCAAATTTGTTAGGGGATATCACTTTCTGGGCTGTTAACCAGGGATCAGAAGCCAAATCATCAAGATTTACTTTCGCAGGCATTGCGTTGGAAGAATTAAAATGGATGGCTTTTGTACCATGGACCAATGAAATGGGGGCAGCCGTAGGCGAAAGATTGGTTGGTTTGATTATCCGAAAACTCGGTGAAGCTTCAGCGGGCATAAAAGATGATGCAGCTATCAACGCAGCCGGCCAATCAACATATCACAATTTAAAAGGCTTGATTGAAAGAAGTGGAAGTTCAGATTATCCAGAAGTCAGATTATCAACAGCAGCCGCCACACATACAAGTTTTGCTACAATTAAAGAAGATGATTTCATCAATGCCACTTTGGATGTTGCGCCTTCAATACGAAACAGAGGAATCTTTGTGCTTCATCCTGATTGGAGGGTAACATTAAGAAAAATCAAAGACTTAGAAGGAAGGCCATTGTATTCAAGTGGCGGTGCAATTTCTTATGTGGATGGTGTGATTTCAATTTTCGGCCATCAGGTAGCATTCACTGAAAAATGTCCGATCACGGACGGAACGAGCAAAGAATATGGGATTTTCTTTGTTCCTGAATATTTTGCCTTTGGTGATGCCGGAGCATTCAGCGTGGAAGAATTAACTGAAGCTACGATTCTTGATGTAAACGGTTCAAATATCCGTCTTGCATCCCAGGATATGAGGGCTTTAAGAGTTAAGCAATTCTTTGATTTCGAACTTTCTCAACTGACAATTCTTTCAGGCGGGAATAATCTTGGTGCATTCACAGTGCTTAGAACAGCAGCATCTTAATTGAAAATAATTATAAACCATAAAAAAATAAAATAAAATGGGAAGACGAGATATTATTTCTCAAATAAAATTAGTTGTTCTGCTTGCAAAGCAAGCCTATACATCTAGTCAGTCAATCCAAAGTACTGATGTGGCCGATTTTCATGGTGCTGGTTTTGTTGTTGACGCCGGAGCATGGACAGATGGATCACACACTTTCGAATTTCAGCACAGGGACGCGGCAGAAGCTTATGCTGCAATTCCAGATGCTGATTTAGGAGCAGCAGAACCCATTATTGATGACGCCAATGATGATGATCAGCAATATTATATCCCATACCTGGGAAATAAAGAGGATATCGGTGTGATAACAACCGTTTCAGGAACTACAACTGGAGCCATTTATGGCGTGTATGTTCTTAAAGGTTTTCCAAGTCAATTTCCTGTAAACTGATAAATCATGTATAAGGCAGTAAATCAAGGAAGCGTAACAAATAAAGAAGGCCGGACTTTTCGGTTCAGTCTTGATTCTATTATTGATGCGCCAAAGGGAAGTTTGGGACATTGCAAGGATCTTAAATGGATAAATCCATTACCAAAAAAGACCAAAGCAAAAAATAAAGCTGAAGAGGAAGCGAAGGCTAAGTCTGAAGATAAAACCCAAAAGGACGCTGAATAAAACCTTTTAATTATTGGACATGCTGAAACTTGTTTCAATAGATAAACCAGATCCTTATGTCCTTATATTGGACGAGATCAAAAAACATCTATATGAAACAGATTCGGATAATGATTCAATGATTGTTGTTTTGTCAAAAGTGGCGAGAGAATATGCGGAGGCTAGAACATGGAAACAAATAATTCCCGCCACGTATATTTTATACTTGGATAAATTTTCTGAAGGGATCATTGAACTTCCAAAGTTTCCGGTTATCAGTGTTGATTCAATAAAATATTATGATACAACTGAAACACTACAAACTTTGGATGCCGATTATTACCAGCAGGATTTAAACAGCGAACCTGCACGAATCAGACCAATTGATACTTGGCCAAGTACTTATGAAATGCTGAATGCGGTTGAAATTGAGTTTAAAGCTGGTTTTGATGAAAGTCAACAAGGCGAAAAATACAAGGTTCCTGAAAAGATTAAACAGGCAATGTTAATGCTCATAAAACATTGGTATGACAACCGGGAAGCTGTTATTGTAAGCGAGGGAAGAAGCATTGATTCTCAGGAAGTTCCGTTGACGGCAAATGCTTTATTGGATATTGAAAGTGCAAGAATATTTATATGAGCATCAGAGGTAAACAGGTAAGAAAAGTAATCCTTTTAAAAAAGGCAATTACTTATGGTAGCCATAATGAAGAAGTTGAGGCCTGGGCAGCCGATATAACCAAATTTCCAGAAGGAGAATTTTATGTTGAATGGTGGGATCAGGGAGGCAAAGAAGTTTTGGAAAACGGGCAGTTGATAGCCATAAAAGATATAAGGGCCAAGTGTCGATACATAAGCGGATTGAATGAATCTGATTACATGATCCGAAAAAATGGCCGGGATTATGACATTGAATCGGTCAAAGAGATCGATCGGAATAAAGGACAAATTTTAATACTAAAAATTGTAGACAATGCCTAAAGGACAGATTTGTATATTATTCAAAGAAGTACCTGCAGGAACTCATTTTATCAAAAATAATTACAGTTGGGTAAACGAGTCCGAGGGGAAAAAGTATGTTGATCAAGGTTTTGGAGTTATTTATGATCCATCCGAAAAGAAGGAAATTAAACCAAAATCCGAAAAGCCAACAACGGATATTCCAGATGATTTTCCTGGAAGGAATCACCTCATAGATGCTGGTATTTGTTTCATGAAAGAAGTTTCTAAAATAAAAGACTTTGATGAAATACCTGGTATCGGTCAGTCAATTGAGCAGAAAATAGTTAATTATTTCGCAGAACCTAAAAACAAATTATAATGGCATTACTCACAGCACAAACATTCGATGAAGCCGGCAAAGATCTGATACTAAGTGCAGCAATTGTTGGAGGTGATGAATTTGTAAATACCGGTAAGGAAATATTGGTTATCCTTAATGGGGACACTGCATCTACGACAATAACCATAACCGCACAGGCAACAAGTTTCGAGGATAAAGAGTATGGCAATGCCGTGAAAGAAGATCAGGCTCTGGTGGTAGCTGCAAATAACGGTGTAGGCATCATGGGACCTTTTTCAAGGAGGGCTTTTAATGATTCAAACCAAAAAGTACAAATTACTTATTCATCGGTAACGAGTCTTGAAGTAGCGGTTATTAAAGAAATTTAAATATTTAATTAACACCAAATGAACGGCGGGAATGTAATTCAGGTGAACCAAAGGGAATACAAGGAAGCTTTAAGGTATTTAGAAAAAATGCAAAAATCACTTGAACCCAAATGGATAAAAAGCACAATAAGAAGAAATTCTAATCCAATTGTGGAGGAAATGAGGCAAGCTTCACATAGCGTGAAGTTAATGGCAATGATAGGGGCGACCACAGCCAAAAAATGGGCCGGTCGCCTTGGGGTAAGAATCGGAGTAATAAAAAACGATCCTGTAAGATTTCCTAAAATTTCAGCACAAGGATTGGCGGCCATTTTGGAATATGGAACGGCAGAACGATTTCGAATCCTTAAAAGAATGGGTTTTGTAGTCGGAAGGGTAAGCACCGGAGTAATGCCCTCGTTACCATTTTTGCGACCGGCCTGGTTTCGTGGAAGAGGAGCAATGATGAATAAAGTGGAAAAAGCAATTAAAAAACGTGTGCCATGACAGAAGGATTAAAAGCATTGGTAGCAACTAAAACGAATATTACTGATTTGATCGGAACGTCACCAATGCGTTTTTGGCCTATCTTTTTATTACAAAAGAATAAACTTTTTCCGGCCATTACTTTCAGAGAATTACCTATTGATCCGACAAACACATTTGACGGGGGCAGCACATATGATTTTCACCATTTAGATATTCATTTCTATGCCAGGACCTATCCCGAAGTAAAAATCTTATTTGACACTTTCAGAACTGAAATTGAAGATACAGTAGGAACTTATAACAGTGTTGAAATTGATCATATATGGTTTCAGACAAGCGGGCTGGAAGATTACATCGATGAATTGAAATTATGGACCAAACACATGGAATTAAAAATAGCAGTTAGACGATAAAATTTAAAAATCATGACAATAAACAAAGGCCAATACTACACTCTCAAATATGAGACGGTTAGTTTAGGAATGATCACCAGCCTCAAAATGAGTATTGGTGGCAAGCATATCGATGTTTCAAATTTCGATTCTGGGGAATTTGAAGAACATATTGTTGGACGAAAAAATGTAACAATTGATTTTGCTTGTGAAAGAGATGATTCAGATACATTGGGGGTTGGAAATTTGATGGATGATTTTCTTGCCGGGCTTGAAGGGGCTATTCTTTTTGCTCCCAAAACACCTGTAGCCGGCGATATCAGTTATTCAGGCGATGGAAGTCCTTCAAGTATTGATGTTGACTCGCCAAATGACGAAGACTGTACCATAACCGGCACACTTAAAATTAATGGTTTATTAACCAAGTCTACCACATGATAAAACTCATTGAAATTAATGGCAAAAGATATCCATTTCTTTTTGACATGGAAGTCGTATGGTTTTTAACGAGTTCCGGAAAAATAGAATTAGTGCAAGAAGAGGATCCTGAAACAAAAGAAAAAAAGCTTGTTGGATTAAGGGGTGAATACAAAGATATGATGGAATTATTTTTGATAGCCAATAGGTCAGCCATTGAATATGAGGGGAAGGGGGAATCTTTAGAACTATTGGATATCAAAAATGGCATTCGCAAAAATCCAAAACTCTTTGTAGATCTTCAAAGGGAATTAAACAAATCTGAAGTTTTGAAAATGTTTGAAGAATTGCAAGACGAAGAAGAGGAAGAAGAGGGAGGCCAAACCAAAAAAAAGAAAAATTCACCTGGGACAAGATCTTCCAAATAGCCTATGGTAAAATAGGATTAGATAAAAAGACATTTTGGAAGATGACCCCTAGGGAATTTTTTAATGCCTGGGTTGGTTTTGATGAACATCAAAAAAACGAATGGAATGTTTTATTCTGGTTATCAAAATACAACGCAATACGAACAACTTGGAGTAAAGAACAGGCAAATCAAATCGTTCGAGACAAGCCTCCCTGGGAAGAAAACGGAAAAACAAAACCTAAAAAAGCAATGTCCCCTAAAGCTGTTATGGGGATTCTTAATTTAATTTCTAAAAATAATGGCAGATCGTAGGGTTACATTTTTGATAAATGCAAATATCAAAAACTTTGAAAAGAATCTTTCAAAGGCACAGCGTAGTTTCAGAAAATTCGGCACTAATCTAAAAAATATAGGTCAAAACCTTACCAGGAATGTAACATTACCAATTGGAATTGCCGGAATTGCATCCATTAAATTAGCAGCCGATTTTCAAACCTCAATGAGAAAGATTGAAACCCTTGTCGGTATAGCGGGTGATAAAGTCAATGCCATGACTGGGGATGTAATAAATCTATCAAATAAAACCGGCCAATCAGCAAAAGGTCTTGCGGATGCGTTTTTTGTTATACAGTCAGCTGGCCAGCGAGGAGCCAAAGCAATGCATATCCTTGAAAGATCTGCCAAAGCATCAGCTATTGGATTGGGAGAAACAAAGGAAATTGCCAGAACAGTAACAGCTATCATAAACGCATATGGCAAAGAAAATATGTCAGCAGCCAAGGCAACCGATCAATTAATGAGTATTGTCCGTGAAGGTAATTTGGAGGCATCTGCACTAGCTCCGACACTGGGAAGGGTAATTGGTATGGCGTCTCAATTAGGAATCGAATTTTCTGAGGTAGGAGCAAGTATTGCAACATTTACCAGATTAGGAGTCAGCGCAGAAGAAGCAGTAATTGGATTAAGGGGAATAATGAATACCTTAATAGGACCAGCTGGGGAGGCAGAAGAAAGACTCGGTAAATTAGAAATGACTTTTGATGATTTGCGAAAAATGGTAACTGAAAAAGGTTTGGCAAGAACTTTAATCTTTTTGGTTGACAAGTTTAAGGGAAATACAGAAGCTCTTGGCGACCTTATTCCAAATGTTCGTGCATTAGCTGCTGTTTTAGGTACAGCCGGAGCACAAGGGGAGACTTATATTCAAATTGCTGAAAATATTGCAAGGGCAAATGGATTAATTGATGAAGGATTTAATAAAATATCAGAAGATACAGCCTTTAAATTTGGATTGGCATTAAATGAGTTAAAAAATTTAGGTATTGACTTAGGTACTATGTTGCTTCCTATTGCTAATTCTATTTTGGGATGGGCCAAAAATGCAGTTACCTGGTTTGGAAATCTTTCTGTTGAAACCAAAAAATTGGGTATAGTCATAATGGGTTTAACAGCAGCATTAGGACTAGCTTTTCTTGCCCTAGGACAAATATTTGCAATAATGGCAGCAATCAATTGGCAGATAACACTAGTGGTTCTTGCAATTGCTGTATTGGGGGCTGCATTTATTTATATATGGCAAAATTGGGAGGCTATAATTGAGAGAATCAGTGATTGGAGTTGGTGGAAAAATTTGATTATTGATATGGCTCAATTCTTTCTCAAGTGGAATCCAACAAGTTTGATGATTAAAGGATGGAATTGGTTAGTAAAAGAAATTCCTAAAGTGTGGGATAAAATTATTGGATATATAAGTGACATTAATTGGTGGAAATTGATGTTACAAAAGATGAAGCAAGCTGTATTTGGCGATAATCCATTGGGCCCAATTATGGGAATAGTTAAAGCACTTACAGGAATTGACTATAATATAATAATGAATCTGGATAGGACTGCGGCAGAGGCTTCAATTAAGGTGCTTGAAAAGTCAATGGCTGATATGCAACTTCAATATCTAACTGGAGATGCATGGACTATACCAAACCCATTTGAAGCCATGAGTGAAGGTTTGGAAAGCTCGAGGGATGAAATCAAAGAATATGAACATCAATTTGGAAGTTTAGCCGATGCGATTGAAGGTTTTGCTTCTGAGACAAAAAAATTCCTTTTAGGATTAGCTCCTTCATTGGGAGCAGGGGCATTATTACCTACTACAGAAGCCCCTGGCGTACCTGCAGGGCCGAAAGCCCCTCCAATGATGGCTCAATATGGATTAAAAGGCTATAAGCCAATGACCGAAATAATTTTACCTGGTACAGCACAAGTAACTAAAGATTTGGAAAAAGTTGCCGGCGGTCTTAAATATTCCGAAGAGGCGGCAAAAAACTTGGGTGAAACCCTACAAATGATTCTTAATACGGCTATTGTTGATTTTGCCACCACATTGGGAAATGCTTTTACAGGCGATGCCGGTGCTGCGGGATTTTTTAATAACATTTTGATAATAGTCGCTGATTTTATGAAAGCATTTGGACAGGCCTTGATAGCGGCTGGCTTCGCTTCTGAGGCTTTTAAATTGTTAATAGAAAATCCAATTTTGGCAATAGCCGCCGGTATTGCGCTTATTGTTGCCTCCACTGTTGTAAGAAATATTTTAAAAAAAGGACCACAAGCACAAGGTATGCAACAAGGCGGGATAATTCCCCCCGGCTTTCCTAATGATTCATATCTAGCCGGTTTAACATCCGGGGAAATGGTACTTCCAGAACCAAAAGCATTACCTGATTATAGAGGCGACCGAAGGCTTTCTATGAGTTACTCAATGAGACGATTCATAATAGAAGAAGATCGGGAACGTGAAAGAATGAAAAGAGGATAATGAGTTTCGGAATTAAATATAGATGCTTTTTTGTGGATTTTCAGAACCAGAGAAATTCCAAGATCGAGATCCTTAAAAGAGACTATTCAGGTGACATAACCGATCTGCGGGGAGCCGACAATGTTTTTTCATACCGACACAATGATGCTGATTGGGTAATCGGATCCGAGGCTATTTTCCGATTTATCACTACCCAAAATAAAACATCCGGCTTAGATGCTGATTTTTTAACCAGTGCTTATAAAGATATAAAACTTAAATATTATCCAAATAGTATTAATCTTGAATGGACCGGGTGGGTAAAACCGGAAAATTCAGATAGGGAATATCATACAAAAAGACCGATTTATCAAATTTCGGCTACCGATGGAATAGGGGATTTAAAAGATGTTAATTATGATGATTCCGGGGAAGTTTGGACCGACCCGGTTTCAATTCTCGAGTCGATCAAAAGAGCATTGAATTTAATTGGAATAGATGATAATGATTTTTTCATCCAATGCAACACCTATGAAACTATCCGGATGACGGAGCTTCAAAATCTATTTAAAGAAATAGACCATGATAGCCGAAGATTTTTTGAGACAAAGGATGGTGAAACAGCTCCCCGTAAAGCATATGATGTTCTTGAGTATTGCGTTAAAAATTATAATTGCAGATTATTCCAGGATGGAGGTTATTGGAAGATTGTAAACGACCAGGAATATGATTCTCAGCGATTTACATATTATTGGTCTAATCTTGGATTAAAAGATACCAGGGCTCCAAATAACAGATTATTGGATATTAATTTTTATAAGCCCTTTGAAAGCGCATGGCAATTAAGCAAAAAGCCTCCAATAAAAAGACTGAGAATAAAATTCAAAAACAAAAATCTTGGTGAAAGCCTGGCGGCCAATTCAGATTTTGATTCCGGTGCAGCGAATTGGAATAATGGAACCGGAAACGCAGCGTGGGATATATTTTCAGGTGGATCAGGTGTATTGGGAACTGTTATAACCAATGATACAACCTATACTAAAAAATTTAAATCAAATGCTTTTAGTATACCAACCATAATCGAAGGTGATTTTTTAAGCATTGAAATACGGGTACAATTAATTTCTATTTCCTTTGTGTCAGGAAATAATTATCCGAAAATTTATTGGATCATAACCGGCCCGGAGGGTTATGAAAAAACGGAATTTAAATTAACAATGGGAGACGGTTATGTAAAATATACAAATACATTAACTTATCCCATTACAGTCACAGGAGATTATTATATAGAAATATGTGTTGAGCCGGATAGTGAAATCGATGCAGCTTCCTTCGAATGGGATTATGTATATGTGAAAAGAATAACCG